ATATTTCTTTTGCAATTAAATCGCTAGCTGCTGATGACGTCCCGCCGGCATAGTGTAATGTAGCGGACCCCTCGGCACTAACCATTACTGCACCATACCCATAATTAGATCCTGTTAAATCTAACTGACCGCTTACATATTTTATAGGGGAGTGATACTCACCCGGAAAACCGAATTTAGTAAATTGGTCGTGTTGTACGGATCCGGATATAACAGGTATCGTGTATTGGTCTGCTTGTCCTCTAGCCATTAGTTAGCTCCCTTTGACTTTCTTAACTCGCTAACTAATTCATAATAACGTAACATTGTTACGATATCTTTATCTTCCACTAAATGCTTAGTCTTAAGATCATTTAATAGATTCATAACTTCATTTAATTTTATTCTAACTACTTTGCTAGTAACGCTAGTCATTAACGACTTTAACTGGTTTTGCAATTTTGTAGTTTCGTATTCTACATATTCTTTAAGCTTAACGGAATTAGTAACGTTGTTGATATATTCACGTAACATACTTTTCTGTGCAGCATCTAACGCCGAATACTTTTCGTTAAACTTATCAATAACAATTTTACTAGCTAGTAGCCGTACATCTTTATCTTCAGAAACTAATTGCGGCTTTACCTCTTTATCTTGCTTAGCTTGCACATGTTCTATTAATACGTATTTATTATCTACATACGTACGCGGATTATCTGCTTCACAGTATTCAAATATATTATAAGCTGCCGCATGCTGCTTATAGTTGGAAACGCGGGCTTTGAAAAATTCATCCGCATTTAATTTATTTTTTATTTCTCGTACGAGATTATATTTTTCTCGTTTTAGCTGTGATTCGTTTAAATACTTTCTAGATTTAATAACTGCATCTAAAAATAATTCCGCCTTGCGTTCACTAGCAAATTTCTCTTCATGTAATGATCTATATAGCTTTAGTTCTTTTGATAGTTCTGTATCTTTTGCGAAGTACCTTTTAAGTACACGCAATGCCTGTGAATCATGATTTTGCATCGTATCTGATGCTACCTGGCGGACGAGCAGTTCAAAAATTAATCCGGTGTTTTTAAACTTGGAATGTTTAATACGCTTCATTGGGCTAGTCGTCCTCTTAAATCATACTTTTTTATAAATATGGGGCGTTTACTAAATACATCCTTTCAATTAGTCATCGATTAATTGTGACTCATCTAGCATAGTACCACCATCTGTATTATCATCTTTTTTGTTTAAAGATTCTTGCAAAATTTCTGGAGACTTTGTTGCCTTTAATGATTTTATAAACGTCGTCATTTCTACATTTTCTATACTTAAAGGAGAGCCGCCGCGGAAATTATGTTGCAGTGGCGTTTTATCTGTATTAAATGTATTACCTAAACTCTTTATTGCTAATGGATCTCGTCCATGCGGCGAGGCATGCGTGCCCCATGTACCAGGTTCCGGCGGGCGGCCCGTGCCGCCATTATGTTCTTGTTCCATACCTGGCAATAATTCTCCACCTCCTTTTGTCGCAACATGCATCGATGCAATGTCATGCGGCGTACCAAAACTCATATTTGTCTTTTTTGGATCATTTCCCTCCGCTTTAATTTGTTCACGTCGGAATACCGTTTTAAGATCTTCAATAACTTGTTCTTGTTCAGATCTCCATTCATCTTCACTTAATCCAAATATGTTTTCATATATCCATCTTTCAGAAAACATCGTTGACTCACGCATTGTATTTGCTAGGCCGATTTTTTCGTTTAATGTTTCTATTTTTTGCTTTTCATATATTAATGATGGATTGGTAAGAGTTAAATTGAAGTTGACTAATTCTTCATCTTTAAATCCTTGTGTAAACAAATGTACAATTGCAATCTTAGTTAATTCTGATACGATAATTTTTTGTACACGTTCAATAGTTCTGGCAAATCTTACATCTTCTGCGGCTAATGTAGACTTACCTTCAACGCCTTCATCATATCCTAAAAATGCTTTTGGTATTTTAAGTGCTGCATGCATCTTATTACGCAAATATTCGATATCTTCTATCTGCCCATCGTTGCTAAGTCCTGGTAATGATTCTATAGATGTTCCGGATTCTCCTCCCCGTACGGGTAAGAAGTAATCTTCCATCATATTTTCCATATTAAATTTAAGATTATACTCACCAGTACGTTCATCGACATATGGTATTTTTTTCATACCACTAGAAATATTTTCTATATGTGCATCTACTTCAGCCGGTGGCATATTGCCTACATCTACTTTGAAGATACGACGTTCTGGTGCGCGCATTATTCTATGAATCATCATAGCATCTTCCATCAACATAAGCTGTTTAAATACTTTTCGTGCGGGCTCAATCATTGATTTACCATATGGCAAGAAGTTTGTATCAGCTAATAATCTAAAATGCGCTATTTCGTAATTTTCAAACTCTCTTTGCTCTTGCGAGCCGCGGCCGGATGCATATGATGTATGTGTACCTTCCCATACAAATTTATAAGCATATGGATTATCCGGATCAAATCCCTCCTCCCTACGAACTTCGTATGCAGATAACGGCGTGACATTAACAATACCAATTTCATCTTCGATATCTAAATGTAGAAAGAAGTCTCCATATTTACATGCATTGCGTACCCATGGCCATAAGTTATAATCTACATTAAGTATATCATAAAATAAGTTATGTAGTACTTTTCTTATTTCATCGTTAGGTGATGCAATTGTCAGTGTATCGCCGTCGGCGTCTTTTACGGTAGATTCGTCTGCATATACATCTAATGCCGCGGCAAGAATTGGATCCATATCCATTGCTTCATAATCTGAATATAATTCTAACTTCGATGTAAAGAATGTATAGTTTTGATTATACGTAGCAAATCCTGACTTAGCTTTATGTATTCCTGAGAATCTATCTATATACCTACTATTAGATAGCGCGCCAGTAGATTGTAGTCTATTAGTATCTACTGCACGTAAACGATTTTTAGATATACGCCTGACTACTACATTTGTAGAAAACAATCTACCTAGTCTAGCACGTAATGATGTATCTGCCATATTAGTTACTTTTTTATAAATATCATATGAGCCACGTTAGGTCTTCGTCGTTACGTTTACCGATTTTCCATTCCCAACCAGAGCCATTTAATGGCCTCGTTGTATACACACTTTGGTGTTTTATTTTACCATAATGTGATAATGACTTACGTGATAATTCTATTCCTTGTTGACGTAATCGTAATGCAGTATCTCGAACCCATAATGCGATACCAAATGCCATTACTAAATCATCATTATATCCTTGTTGTGCTTCTGCACGCTGCCCATTCCATATAAATACATATAGTTCATCTATCAATCGTCTACTAAATACGACTGGTGACTTTTCCCTAAAGTATGTTTCTAGTTTGGATATAATTAATGGACGTGTTTTTGATGTAGTAGAAAATCCTGGTACTTGTTGAGCTTTATTTTTTAAGTCATAGCCTTTTGCTAAATGTACATCTTCATCTACATATGCATCTTGTTTATATGAATAGTACAAGTTATCATATCCTTTATCGATTGCAACTTGTAATGCAGCCCATCCTATATTTGCATTTTCAATTACTAATAATGCATTGTTCCATTCTGTTGCAACTGATACTAACATGTTACCATATTCAGTAGTACCAATCTTGCCCTTATACTCAGCAACCTGAATCATGTTTTCTATTTCAATTACATGAAATGCAGAGTAATCGCCGCCGTCGCCACGAGCAACGTCCGCAACAACTACATAATCTTTATTGTAGTTCGGATATTCCCATATCCAATAATTACCATCAAAGCCGCGGCGTTCGACAGGATCTTTCACATATGTCTGATCATACCATTGAATAATCGGTCCATCGACGACTGTATGGCCGGATGTTATGAAGTCACAATCACATTCCTGTGCAGCGTGTTTTTCACCTAACAAACTAGTTTGTTCATCACGCCATTTTTGATCGCGTTCGGGATGTACTGTCCAGTGCAATATTGTTGGTTTAAATTGACCGCCTTGTTCCGCATCGACCCATGTCTTATGAAACCAATTACCAGTACCATTCGGCGTCGATAATGCAACACAGCCACCACCAGTTGCCAATGTCTGTTGTGCAGATGCCCATATCTCATCTATATTTTTAATAAATGCAGCCTCATCAATAACAAGCAATGACAATGCTTCAGAACGGCCGGCGGTACCGGCGCTGGACACTGCCTTTACTTGTGCGCCGTTTTTAAATCGTAACGATAATTTATTATCTTCAATCGTTTTACCCTTTAACCATGTAGGTAAATTTTCGTGCATAACACGTATTTTCGTAACAAGATTTTTAGCAACTTCTTGTGTTGTTGCTATAACAAGTACATTATAATCGGCCTTAAACAACATATTCCATAATACAAATCCAGCGGAGAGTGTAGATATACCTAACTGCCTTGATTTTAGTATTACATTATATCTGTTATGTTGTAATGTTGTAAGTGTCTCAGCCTGAAATGGGTATAAATTAAAATACATCTTACCTTTGGTAGGATGTTGTATAATACAATATTTTTTCATAAAGTGTACCGGATCTTGGGAACACTTTTTATACTCGTCTCGTATTATAGATTTAATGTCACGTTTAGGCATTTATATATCATAATATAATAACTAAATTTCGTAAAACCTAATTATTGTTTCTTATTTACACGTATTTTTTCAATCGAACGGCCAGCAAAATATGCGCCATATACTGTAATAAGTAATGTTTGATATATTGGCTTATATGCTTCGTTTATTTCAAACTGCCCTATATTTCCGTCAAAGAAAGTTATCAACGTAAACACCGCGGTTAAAAAGATCAATGTCAGTGGTCGAATATTTTTAGACAAAGTATTATCCGACTTCATATCAGCTTCCCACCGTGCAGTTACTTGCTCTTGTGCACGTTCATCGTGCTCGTTAATAATTTGTTGTATACGAGCTTTTGCTTCTTCTCTTTCTTCATCTGTCGTTATAACATCATCAAGTATGTTACCAACAGAGCCAATTATTTTTTCAGCACTTCCGCCTAATATTTTTGTAATTACTTTACTCATACAACTTTACTCGCCATTGTTATTAAAAATGCTCGTACTTCATTTGCTTTCACAGCATTAATAGCTGCTTTTAATGTTGCCGAGCTTGTCTGGCCTGATGTTGCATATCGCATGCTTTCTAAACCGCCGGCTACTAATAATATTGCAACTATAAGATGATGTAATATAAATGCAAATTTTTTAGCTTTATCATCAGGAACGCCGGCGCGCTTTAATGTATATGCGAATGCACCAGTAATCTTGTGATGGTATTTTTCGCCTAATTCTATTAGCCGGTCGCCATTTAATTTTTTAAGACCTGGTATTTTTTTTAGTAAGTTTACAAACTTGCCAATAAGTCTAGTAATTTCTGGTAATGATAATGCAATGCCGGCAAGTGTAAGTATACCTACTGCTTCATTTTCATCTCCTTCAAAGTCGGCTGCTTTAATATCAGCAGATAACTGATCTAATGCTTCTCCGGCATCTTTAATATCACCATCAACAGTTTCGCTATCCTCGATATCTTCTTCATTTACTTTAACACATTTATCCTTACCATTCTCGGTACCGGCAAAGCGATATCCATCCCAGCATGCTTTGCCGTCAGCGCCTTTTTTCTTCTCCTCATCTAACTCTTCTAGAATAATATTACGTATATACGTACGTAATTTAATTTCCGATTTTATCATTACTTTCCTCAAACTGTTGTCGGATCGATTCTTTTAGTTTTTGATAATCGCGATCTACTTTTTGTACAAAATCTGTTAAATCGAAGTCTCCAGTCTCTCCTTGAGCGTTTTGCCAAAGTGTTTCTTTCATTTGCGTCTTGAGTATTTCAACTTCTTTATCAGTATCTGCAAACCAAGATTCTGCATTCTGTATCATTATATCGTTTTGATACTTTTGCCAAGCATCCAATCCTTGGTTTCGAATTGCAGTTTCTTCCTTTAACACACAACTAAAACATTTTTTTCTAGAAAACCAAAACTTATAATTTAATTTACGTTCTTCATTACGCATCTTAGTATTGCATTCTGGACAATTATCTGGTACTCGTAATATTTCTCGTATTTGTTTTGTTACCGAATTCTTAGGCTCTTTTGATCTAAATCCATCGTGTTGTGTTACAGTATAAACTGTACCCGATTTAGGATCTGTCTCTTCCCATGTATCTCCGACTTCTCTACGTTCTTGCACTGTATTGCTAGAATAACCAAAAGACTTTCTTGTTTGAGTCTTATGTTCGCCGCGCAACATTTGTTGTACGGCTTTAATATTTTGTAACTTATCTTCTGCGTTCATATTAAAACTTTGAATTAATGTTTCTTTTTAATTTTTTCTTTTCAACATCATCTAAGTTTAAACTCGATAACAAGTTCATAACAAACTCAGTTTTAACCGAATCAGACTTATTTGCTAACGCCTTAACCATTTGCCTAAATGCCTGAGTTTTTTCTAGACGATCTTGTTTAGTTCCCAGTGATCCTAAATTTTTTGCGGGTCTTGGATCCATTTCATTAATATTTTCGCCCATTTGTGCACTAGGTAATGGCTGTGTTGTTTTTAATGTTCTACTAACACGTTGCTTAATTGCATTAAAATCTTGTGCTGTAATTCCAAATTGTTGCATTAATGCCGTTATCAATTCTATTTTTTGCGCTTTAGGTAATCTAGATATTCTTACTGTATCAATATCCCCTAATAATTTACTTAATTGTTGTCTACGTCCGCCTAGTCGAGCTCGAACTGTCGAACCGACTCGGCCTAGAAATGAATCTGCAGGTGCTTCACTTATCATATTAACAAGTTGTTTACGCACCATTTCTCTTAGTTCTCGCTCTTTCATGGCTTTCCTATTTTAAAATAAATATGTAATTACCTGGCATATCTAGACAAACCTAATAATTGATTAATAGGCGCAAATAATCCAGTTAATTTATACGTCTTTCCTTTATACACATATACCAATCCTTCTGATGGTACGATCTTATCAAATCCGCCTATAGATTCAATCCTTTTAAGTTCGTATTTGAGTTTTTCAAGTGCCGATATATCATTTGCCTTCCGTAACTCTTTGATTGATTGTGATATATCTATTTTTAATTTTTGTACTTGTTCATCCGGATTTACTGCTAAAAATTCTTGTACATTTGATAATACTTCGGCACCTAACTCTAAGAAAATTTTCTCAAACTGATATACATTTGCCTTGTTTTGTTTTGCAAAATTTTGTTTATCAAATTCTTTAGCAGTAGATAACATATCTAAGTCTGTGATATTTTTTTTATTTAATGCATATGATTTTTCTTGATATGCCCAACGACGTATTAATCCATCTTTTATATCACTTGATGCATTAGGAAATGTTTGTGATATAAATCGTTCCCACCAACGTTGATGATACATCATTATTTCATCCGAATCTTTTAATGCAAATTCTGATTGTAGTTGATCAACACGACGTATAAATTCTTTTTCTCGCTTTTCAAAATCTACTGATCGATTAATTACTAATTCTTTCGGCGGTATAATTTTAAAATGTTTTTGTACATCAGCATTTGTATCTGCAATCATACGTTGTAACATCATACCATATTCAGGATATTCTGCTATTTTAGTTGCCGATTCTAAATCAAATTCATTTAATCCATGAAATTGTAGATACGCGCCGCCACCATAATCAATTACATTTTTTGTCGCTGGGTATATAATTTCTAGATTTACAAATCGTTTGCCATTTTGAAAAACTTCATTACGTTTATCTTCCGGTAATGCCAATATTGCTTGTTCTAAGTCTTCCATTGCAAATCCGAATGCATCTGATATATTACCGCGGCCTCCGAATTTAGCCTTAACAGCATCGATTGACATTGGTTCGCGAATAGTTGCTTTGTTACGAGCAGCACCGACGGTACCGTTCTTAAATGTAACATTTAAATTTTGGCCATCAGTTTTTTCTGTCACCGCAGCTTCTGCATTCAATGTCCCAGCTAATGATAAACGTATCATTTCTTTCATTTCACCAAATGTTAAATCCCTATCATCAAACGGATGATTCATATGACCAGATGCGCCACCTTCGGTTATTAATTCACGTACAACGCCATTCCACCAAGATTTTGTGAAAAGTTGTTCTTTTAATGGACCTGGTGTATTTGGAGAATTTTTTGTATCATCTGATGATAGCTCAGCTCCTAAGAAGTTTAAGAATTTGTATCCTACTTGCTGTGCTACACGTGTAATATATTTAGACCAAGCTGTATATCCGGGAGCTCCTTTTAATTCTTTTGAATAGTTTGTACCGGCATCTGTTGCGCCTGCAGCGCCGACAGGAAAATAAGAAACTGACATTGGCGGGCCATCTGGAAATTCAGTATTATGTACTTCAATCGGATTATCTTTAATAATATAATTAAGTACGCTAAACCCCAATCGTTCTGCCATTTTTTTATTTTTACTTCGATATGTAGCTTGATTACCAAAATAATACCTAGGCCCGTCATCGACTAATGAACGACCGCTAGCAACCGAGTTACTAACTTCTAGTAAAAATCGTTCTATATTTTCATTAACTGCTTGGTTAAATTTTGTTTTAAGTAGATTATAAATCTTAGGATTAAAGAATCCCATTATGTTTCGAAATTCGTCTTCAGTTGCAACCGCTAACGCCTGTCGTAATATTGTACCGGACATTTCGCCGAATCCCGAAACATTAAGTGATACATGCGGTGCAACTATTAGATATCCATGTTTCGTTAACGGTTGTAAATTATCTTTATTATCATCATAATATTGAAAGTAGCTAGGTTCGCCGCTTCGTTTAAAACCAACACGAAATCTCGGATCTTCCATCATATCTTTTTTGCCAACTGCAAAAAGTATAGCCGTTGTATTTGGATCATATTTATTTGTTATCTCTACGGCAGAGTACGGATTTTTAACTTGTACAACATTTGTTATGCCATGTTCACGCATCACCATGGCCTTTTCAACAAAATTTAGAGGCGACTTTGGTGGGTCTACTTTATTAGACGTTGCAATATATGTATTTCCTTCGCCGAATCTACTAGCTAATTTTTTATAAACTGCGGCGTGATGTTTACCCATTGGTTGAAATCTACCTGGGTATATAACAACTATTGTTTTAATTTGTTGTTCATTTAATATTTGATCTGCTAACCAGTTGCCTAACATTTTGTATAAATATATAGAGATTTAAATATAATCAGTTATCACCTCATCTGAGTACATATCCCATCCTTGGCCAATTGCTTCTGCTTCAGTTAATTGTGTTGATGAAGAAGGTATTAGTGTGTAAAACGGAACACTTCCGCCTCTATTTGCATTTATATAAGCAGATAATTGATCCTTTTCTGCTTGTGTTACGTTAGGTAATATTGACAATAGGGTAGTTAAATCTACATCTGGGTGGATTTTAACTTGCTCATCTGAATCCGCAGCTATTGCCCACTGATTTGTTGTGGGGTTATAATTAGTTGCAAAATAGTATTGAGTTACGTCAGAATTAGATTTAATTGAGTCTGGTCTAGTAATACTCCATACTTCCTTGTTAATAGCACAAGTTCGTGTTGCTGAGTTTTCTCCGTTATACTCTTCTACTGGTAGGAAAATTAAAGTCATGATTAGGTTGGTAAATTATAATAAGTGTCAATATTATCTTCTATATCTGTGCGACTAGTAATGGATACATCATAAAAAAGAAATTCTTGCCAAGTGTGATGCCTTCCGCCGCCGCCTCCTAGTTGAACTCTAGTAGCCTGCAGGGTACCAGAACCATTAGTACCACTTTTAATCAGGGCACCATTATGATACCCCTTAAAAGTACCACTAGCACCAAGCATTTCTTCAGTAACTAAATATTGTGTACCTTGTGCAATATCCGCTGCGTCTGGGTATCCGAAATATATTGTAGAATTATATGATACAACACTCCAACGAAGATTAGTAGATGCAGTGCCTCCGTTAATACCATGGGCAGCAGGGGGTCCTTGTATTTTAACAAATTGTGCAGGTGTTCCTGTATTTGTACATCCCACAATAAATTGAGTTGCAGCAGAGGTACTAGCATTTAAAATACTGTATGCCGTGTTTAATGACCTATTACCAGCATCATTAAGTAAGTCGAAAGCAGGTTTACTGTTTAATGTAACTTGGGTACCTGCGTCGTAAATTAGAGGTTGTCTTGCCGTATCAGGTGCTGTAGCATCATTCCCGTTCGATGACTGGTCATATATTTTTACGACGTATCCGCTATTTGGCCCGCAATGGGAAGCTATAGCGGCAGTATCAATTACACCATCGACAGTAAATCCAATATCGGTTTCAGTATTTCCTAAGCTTTCTCTAACTCTTAAGCAGTTACCTTTATAAGCTTTTGATAAACGTCGAAGAGAAAAAGCAACTACAGGAGTTTCAGGAGTAAGGTCAAGAAGAAGCTCATCTAGATCTTGGCCATTAATCTTACTAACATCTAAATCTCCCGTTCCGTTTATTCTTCTTACGGCTCCAGGCGTTTTACCGAATAATTTAGCTACAGACCCCATTAGCTTAACTCTATATAATCTGGTGATGGATCAATATATACTAATGTAGTACTAAGCGCATATCCTACAACACGTACAAAAT